TGAAACAGACCATTTCCAAAATATGAACCATATACGATTTGCAACTGGTCTTCATTTAATGCAGGCACGATATCTTTATTTTTACAATTTGTCTCACACTTGCACAACAATAGATCTCCGCATTTTAATTCACGTGCTTCTACATAACCTTTATGCGCTGTTAAAATTTTATGTTCTGGAGTGCAACGAAGCACTCTTTCGGATGCCGTTACTTTAACAAGTTCACTTCTTATTTTTTTCCATGCATGCGTCAACTTTTTATATTCAAATGCTCTTGTGTGTCGATTAAAACTCAAAATATCAGGTAAATAGTCAATATTCTTTTTCCATAATTCGTATAATTTTCCAATCGATTGTGTACCGCAAGAGGTGTGAACGCAAGTGTCGTGCGGAAAACACTCGTCAAATACGGTCAGTCCAAATGACTCAAACGCATTTTGTGGATACTCTTTCATCGATAGCGACTGCACCATTCCAATCACAATGTCTTTATTATCAATATCAAATATTTGCCCTTGAATTGTGCCGACTCTGGCACCCGGTAAGAATTGCTCGATTCGTTCCTTCCACTGATTTGTCAGGAAACTTTTGTGCACGACAACCAGCGTCTTTACTGCAAGTCGTTCAATGATTTTTAAAGCCATGACCGTCTTCCCTTTTCCCGGATCCACATCTAAAAGTCCGCCTCCACCACATCCAGATGTCTGCATTGTGGCCGCTTTCAAATACTTGTCCACAATAACATTCTGGTAATCCCTCAGTTCACCCGCAAATTTCAAGGCGATAGTATGACCTGGCACTATTTTATTTTCAATCATTGACCCATAGCGCTCCATTCCAAAGTAACGTGGAACGTATAATTTAAGCAACGACTCGCGATACACAGGAAACGGTGCAGGTTGAATAGGCGATTTCGGAATATGCGCATTCACCATGAGTTCCTTTCTTATCGCGTGTTGCTGTTCCACGGAAAGCGTATCTTTAAAAATAGAATATCCCTGGTATCCCAAATATGCTTTTATTCCTCCTCCATAATGTTTTTGCTCTTTTTCGTTATATGCAGTTTTCATTATTTATGTATAATTCTACAATTTACGGTTGTTATAAAATATTGAATTTATAAAAAATGTTTCAATTTTTTATAAAATTACAAATCATACATAATTTAGAATCGCACTCGTCGTCGTTTGTTTGATTTACGCCCATTTTTTCGTTTCTTGGACAAACTTTTCCTTTTTTTAATGATAGTACGTCTTTGTTTTTTTCCACCACCCTTGTGTAGTAAATAATCCAAAATATTATTACCAAATTCAATAACCGTTACTGGATAAGTTGCAGCATACCTTGCTTGATATCTAGCATACATTCCAGGAGCATACATACCCATATTTGCAGGAGTTAAATGTCGTAAAATGTTTTCACCTCCAGCACCAAACATGTTAATTATATTTTGGCGCAAACTATCATCAGTTGCGCCAGGACCGCTACGACCAACGATAACCGGAACAGGAAGGGGAGGAAATGGACCTCCAGGACGTAATATTTTTCGAAAAGCTTGACGAAACGCATTTGAAGCTGCAACTGCAACTAAGGCCATTGCATTTGGAACAATATTGAACGCTTCATTAATTTCATCACGAATGAGATCATTTGCTTGTAAATACGCAATTGTTCCTTGAGGATTCATAGCATACAAGTTATCATACGCTTGCAATAGAAGTGTTTGACATTCTGATTTTCTCGCATTAAAACTATTATCATTATACTCTCTAGATAACCTGGTAGCAGCACGAATAATGTCTGATAACATTTCCATTAAAATTAAATTTCCTTGGTATCTTGGCAAATCTTCATATAATTCATTAATTCGACCTTTTAATTGAGACATTTTCAATAAAATAAATGTAATATTTATAATATAATATATATTATATTTTATAAAATAATTATTTTAATTATATAAATCTTTTCTTAAAAATATATATATATATAATAATAAATCATTGTTATTCTTAAACAATACAAATGGAAACATTTAGAACATTAACGCGCAAAGACAACCAAAGCGAACTACTTTTACTCATTCTCTTTATTATATACATTCTATTCAATATTCGAACGCCCTATTTTCTCGCGTCGTTCGTAGATACTGTAGGCGGTTACCTCGTTGTTGCCGGTCTCTTTATTCTTCTATGCAAATCCGTGAAAATTTGGCTCGTCGCAGCACTTGGAGCTGTCGCTTTGATCATTTTCATCCAGCGTTCTCGTGTCAGCACCGGAACCGCCGGAATGAGCCTGTTTTTGCCAAGTGAAATGCAAAAATCAGAATATTTTTCCAATTTAATGAGCAGCGACACTCCTGTAACTCTCGAAGAAGAAGTTGTGCATAAAATGGCGCCGTTTCAAGACAGTATTGCGGTGCAAGGCACATATAGACCCATTCTAAATGATACGCATGATGCTGTAAGAATTTAATTCGGCTGTAAGAGTTCAAGAAATATAGATTTATAAATACGATTTGTAGAGAGATAGAGAGAATATTTTTTTTTGTAAAAAGTTGATTAAAATATTAACGCGACATTATATTTTAATATAAATAAAATATAAAATATATAAAAAACATAATGAAGAAAATAAAAATTGAAAATCTTTTTTATTTTTATTTTTAAGGTAGTGTTTCGTCTTATTCCAAATTATTTACTTTGTTCGTTTTTCCAACATGCATCAAAGATCAGTTGCAAGTGAAGTCACCGTTTACTTTAATTTCGGGTTTTCCGGATTCAATATGGATTCGAGCAGCATTTCTCAGTACGCTTTAACCGATCTTCTTTCCCATCTTCGAAATGCTGTCACAGTTCGCGCATTCAACCAAGAAGTTTGCTCGGAAAACCTTGCAATTTCGAAATTAGAGATTGACAAAATTGTATTTGTCACTCAACACGACAAGGTTACCAAGACTTTACAAAAATATAACTTCAAAATCACATTCAAAGTATTTCACACTTCTTCAAGTGTTACAAGCTCGGCATTTGAAGAAATTGACAACATCACGAAAAAAATGTTTGAAAAAATCACAAAAAAAACAATTGAACCTGAATTTGAAACTTTGCCATGTTTTGTAAAACCTGATTTTCACGCAACATGTACGCGCCAGCACGTTTGCGGTGTTTTAACTATTTAAAATGTCGGCACTACATTTGTTTTTTTATAGATAAATTAAAAAATTAAAAAATATTTTTAGGTTTATTTTTTTTTTGTTTTTTTTTTATTTATTACTATATTATAAATAAAAAATAATTATGACAAACTCGTCATCTTTAAGGCACATAACTGTTAGTGGTGTGGGCACATCAATGGTTGCTCCAGATGCAGTTCGATTCTCTGCATCAGTTTCAGTTATTGCCAAAACAAACAAAGATGCATTATCCACTGCATCAACGTCTGCCAATGCGGTGCGAGCAGCACTAAAAGCAGAAGAAATTGATCCCAAAGATGTTACCACTTCATCATTTACTGTTTATCCTGAGTATAATTATTCACAAGATAAAGGTCAAGTATTGGTCGGGTACCGAGCTACACAATCATTCTCTGTGATTATACGCAAGGCCGAAAATGCAGGCGCTGTCGTTGACGCAGTTGTTCGTGCTGGCAAAAATACACTTCAAGTAAATGGAGTCTCACCGTTTTTAATAAATGGCGCCGCAGCAACTGAAAAAGCACGTGAAGCTGCCGTAGCTGATGCAATGTCTCGAGCAAAATCATATGCCAAATATTTAGGAACTTCACTTGATGGAATCATTTATTTTACGGAAATCAACGCTCCATCATACACATTTCCGATGGTTACACTTGCAGATAAAACTGAATCATTGGATGCAACACAAATCGATCTCGGTCAAACTGAAGTAACTGTTACTGTATCAACTCAGTGGAAGTTAAAAGATTCAAAACCATCAAAACCATCAAAACCATCAAAACCATCAAAATCATCAAAATAATAAAACAGATAAAATGAATCAATTTAATATTTTACCCACAAGTTTTAGTGCCATATATGAAAGTCCAACTCCAATCGCAACGTTCAAATACGGATTGTGCATTAAATTGTCCATGCTTAGCGCACCTAAAGCATTTGATACAGATGGTGGCGGCATCTGGTATAAAATCTCTCCGTCTTCGCCCGTAGGATTACATTCAATATAGATTTCATCTTGGTTTGAACCCGGTTTCACATTCGGTCCCGACGAATTATAATAATAATCGCTCCTCGAGACCGCTTTAATCCCGCTCGGCTGTATGAGGCTCGTCAGCGTTTTCAGCGTATCGCTGCCAATTGTCACCGGACTCTTTGTTTTATCAAACACGACAAAACTATATTGTCCGTCACACGGCGAAAAAGGTGCACCACCCATATAAAAATAATAAGGCGAATTCGGTATAAAATTTTCCATATTATAATTTTGAACATTAATAAGCTGGCTATCATTTGTTTTCGTCTTGTCCACAGTGGAAGCAAATTTCCCAATAATGTCATTCAATATAGTAGCTGACACCGCGGTGTTATTTGACTGAACGAGCGGAATGGAAACAATCAGTTTTTTACCGGCACCATCGTGAATAATAAGCATTTCGGCATCGGCTGGATTACCATTATAGGTGTGGATGGATGGCGCATAAATATTAACTTCGCGCACATTGTATCCTTCATTATTGAACATGACTGCCGCGCTACTGGTCGCATCATAACTCAACTTAATATGGTCTGGAAAATACGTTGCCGTGCATGCACTGTCTTTATATTGATGCATATAAGAACAAAATACTTGACAGCTTAGCACATTCGCGGTAGTTGATATATTAATGGGAGAATCAGAATTTGGACAGCTCATTTATCCGACGAACTTTAACTTATTTATATATAACTTAATATAATTATTATATTTTATTTTTATTTATTTATGAATAGTAATAATATTATTATTATTATTATTTATATTATTTATATATCATTCAATTTCATCATTCTACATGTCTTCTGCATCTAAATTGTTATCCCAAACCAATGAACTTCTTGAAAATCTTGAACGTCTAAAATCAAATGTGGATCTTTATGAAGAAGTCCATTCGCTACAAGAAAATTTAAAGACTTTAGAAGAAACCTATAACTCATTACAAAATAATCTAAAAACTTCAGCATGCAATGCACAGTGTGAAGGTTTGAAAATAAAAGATTCAAACGGCATTGATGATTTTCTAATAAACCTTTTATTACTAAAATCCAAATCAAACTCTCCAATCACGCCGCAAGAAAATGGTACTAGTGTTTTTGGACCACCACCTTCAGCACCACCACCTTCAGCACCACCACTTTACGAGTTAGAAGACGACGAAATGCAAGAGCAACAACAACAAAGGCAAGCCTCTGCGCCACCAGCGGAATAAGTATAACTAGTATGCATTATTTATTATTTTTTTATTATTTTTTATTCGTGAAAGTTTAGATAAATAAAAAAATAAATAGATATATACACACCATCGCATAAAGGAATGAGTTTTGACAATGAATTGCAATTAACAAATAAATCAAATGATGTCGATGTTCAAAAAGAAATTCCCAAAATTATATACATATGTCACAAAAATTTAAAGTGTTTGAATATGACATATAAATTTTGGAAACGATTAAATCCTGGATACCAAATAAAATTATTTAACGATACGATGTGCCAACAGTTTTTACTTGACCAATTTTCAGAACTTCATCAGTCAATTTTCAAATTTATACCAGATGGTCCTATCAAATCAGATTTTTGGAGATTGTGTATTCTTTATAAGTATGGAGGCATTTACGTGGATGCAGACATTCATCCGCTTGTTTCATTAGATAAGTATTTACTGCGTTCCTGCGACTTTGTAACTTGCATCACAAAATGCAATGAAAACTTTAATCCCCATTTTATTGCCGCGCGAAAAAATGATCCCATATTAAAAAGTTGCATTGACGAGTACGTTCAGTTTTACACACACCATAAACAATCGTACGCATACTGGGAGTGGTCAATTGTCCATATGTTTAATAAATTTTTAACACATGTAAAGTCTCACTATCATAAAATGCCGCAACTACAAGTGTTTTCTCTCGAAAAAAGAAAATATCAAATTTTTTTTGAAACAATGGACAAAAGCGAAGCTTTCACCACCAACAATAAATATTTAATTGATAATATTATGACCAACATAAAACCAGGCGGGTTACACGATTTTTATTGCACCTTTTCAAATAGACGCATTTTTAATACGCGTTACATTAATTATGATCCCGATGAACATAGATTTAAAAATCACATTGTTAAAAATCGAAAACAGAATCATAATATTCTCGGGTTTGGACTTAATATTCATTTATCAAATTCAAATATCAATATGAAAAAACTGAAAAATAGGTAAATGCGTAACAAACTACTTTTTTGGAAAACAAAAATAGGAACACTTGCATTTTGTAATTGGCAACACGCTTATTTTTATCAATTTTACTGACGCGTCCAGCATTTGCACTGCAATATCCTCTTCTATTCCATCTAGTGTTAATACCAGTATACTTTTCACTACAAAATATAAAAAGTGTAAAATACAATCGGATGAAAGCGACACCTTGAAATTCTGATTCGCCGTATATTCGTTGAACAAGTTGATAATTTGATGGATAAATGTCATAAAATGCACAGCGTCATTCATGTCAATTTTCCCATCCTCCATAATGCTCGTAAATGCAGTCGTAAATATGCCGTTCATTTCATTCACACACGTTGTAATCGATATAATCGATTCTATATCCTCAATATCACTCGCTGTAAAATCCGCCTTTACTGTCTCATACACTTTGAAAATTTCCGCGTAAATCACATTCGGCGTATTTAATATCGGCTCCAGCTTCACTCGCAATTGTTTTATCGAGAGAATCAAATTAATAATAATATTTTTCAAAAACTCGAATATCAGCTTCTCTTTTTCTGAATACGATTCCATCGCATTTTTCACATCAACATTAATTTTTTCTTCTTGTAACGGTTGTTGTTGCGACGACTGTTGTTGTCGCATCGCATTTCGCTGTTGCAATTGATGTAGCTGCTGTAGCTGCTGTAAATTTTGCATTTATTTGTACTATGCTGAATATTTATACTATACTGAAAGTTTATTTTTATATAGAAAATAAATTAATATATAAAAGTAAATTATCACTTTATGTTTTCAATTCTTATATGCATATGTTTTTTACTTCTTCAAATATTCGTTTTTCGGCCTCTTCTCTCGACAAAATGTTATTAAAACAAATCTTATTTAATTCCGATGGTGACAACTGGAACTCTGCCGGTTTGAATCGCTCCAGCTCTTCTTTCGAATGCACGCGCTCCTCATTCACGGTTCCATCATAGAATAAGTCCATGAGTTGATACATCATGGCCGCATCACATTTCGTAAAATGAATAAACTCGTCCATCCGCCCAGGCCGTTTAAATGTGGGATCAATTTTCGACGTGTCATTCGCCGTACAAATAATAAACCGCCCCTTTGCCTCGATAATCCCATCCATAATGCTCAAAATTTGCCCCTTGGTCAAATCGTTCATCATCGACTTGTTTGCGCAACCACTTATCGCCGCAGCCGTTGATGCAAAATTAGATCCAAATCGATTTTCTGTTGATCCGTTACTTCCATTTCCACCAGACCCCTCTTTTACAATAACAATGCTTGAATTTGTTGTTTCTTTGGCCGTCGCTTGTCTTATTTTCTCCTTTTGCTCCCTGTCATCCAACGTTTCAAAAAACTTGTCAATTTCGTCAATCATAAAAATGCGCTTGTTTGAAGGAATGTACTTTCCATTAATGTGCGTACCGTTAAAAATGTTCTCAAGCTCGCACACATCTTTAATGCCAGTTAGATCCACGTCCACAATGTGTCGATTCGTATACGTGGCAATCCCCTTGACTGTCGACGTTTTTCCGCACCCGGCAGGCCCTTCAAACACCAACGTTAATTGATATGGTATACCGCGATCATTGTACCACTGCTCATTATGAATAAAAAAATCAATCCGTTTAATAAGCGCGTCCCTCTGTGTAAAAAAACAATTTCGAATTAAATGTTTATTTGTTACAAGCGGATACTCGTCGCATTTTATTCCTCGATCATATTTTGGTCGTTCTGAATCATCGTCATAGTATTTTCCACTTCCACATGTTTTATTACTATTATATTTAAAAATATATTTTTGTTTTGACAGCTGATCGTTGATTGACTTTTCAAATTTTTCTTCGCACATTTTAACAAATGAATGTATGTATGAAATATCATGTTCATATGTCTTAATATAAAAACTAACATTTAAAAAATCTAAAAAGTCTGTTTTCTTTTCCTTGTTTGCAATATTTTTATCGCTCGATAACTCAATGTAAATATCTGGATATAACTCAAACGAAACCATTTCATCTGCCGGGATAAATGTTTTCACTACCGTATTTGTTTCCACGTCTGTAACTTCGCAATATTTTATATTGTATGTGTTTTCAACCTTGTACACGTGTTTTTGCATGTACTCCAGAACGTGTATCATTGGCGGAGGATAATCCACATACATGGTAACAGTTCGAAACCCGCTACTATACATGAAACCTGCATACATGATTGATTTTTTTTTGAATTTATTTGTTAGATACGACCAATTTTTCTTGATCGACTGATTTTTTATGATTTCGAGTTTTTTATATACACTCTTGAAATTCGTAATAATTGCTCCCTGGTAAATCGTAAATATAAAAAATCCAAATAGAATTGCATCTGCCCATAAAATTCCAGTTTTTATTTGTTGTATCATAAATAGTTCAGTTACCGCAGTACGTATATCAAACGACATTTTTTTTTCTATATTTTTCTAAAACTCGATTATTATCGTAATATCACGCATATTTAATATATACTACAACCTTTAATACAGTTATAAAATTAAATAATTGTTTTAATTTTATATCCATATTTTATTTTATTAGATCCCAAATAAAATAATATAAACTTAATTATAGGGATAAAAAAATACGTACGCAATAAAACGCAATAAATAAAATGACAACAACATTAACCAATATTAAAAATGATGCGAATATTGAATTTATTGCATACATACCTTATGTATACATGTTGACTACTTTTGCAATTCTATTCAAACCATCGTGGATTATCATTTCGATACTTGTTACATACATTTATATAAACACATTTTTCATATTAAAAAATGGTAAATGCAAAAAACTAAAAGATAAGATTGTAATTATAATTGTCTCGTTGTTTTACACTATTTCGTGCATTTTTATATATTATGGAATACATTATATTTATTGGAAGAAACGCGAACTTATCTGCATCTTATTTTTTACACCTCTTTTATATTTTGCATACATTAAACTTATATTTTATATTTTTGGATGCAGTCCATTTTCAAATTATCATTATGGGATTGAATTTTTATTAAAGCTAATACGGTATTAGCCTTTACATTTCTTAAAAATATTCCATGACCGCATTGTCATATATCGTCGCCTGAAACGCATCCTTGTATCCCTCCACATATACCGTGTCACCATTATAAATATTATCGCATCCGTATTCACCTGTGCAACTCTTTTTCTTAAATGATATGGGCAGCTTTACCGAATTATTCTTGTCGCTCATGGTGTAAAATTGCCACTTGTCTCGATTTCTTTGAAGCGGTCGACCCATCAGCGGCAGTATCGTTTCTTTCCCGTTAATCCGCGTTAATAGTCCCACCTGTCGATAATTCGTATTTATGGGCGGACCTTGCGTTCGAACGTTAATCGGCATTGTTACAATCGGAGGGGTTGGGCCAATCCCGCCAAAATAACTGTCGTTTCTTAGCGGGGGTGCGTATGGATCTTCAAGAACGTCACTATTCGCTCTTGACGATACCATGAATAGTGGTGATGATCCTAGCGTTGTTGTTGTTGTTGTCATTGTTCCTGTCCCGGTCCCCGTTTTCAAATAATTCGAATATATAAAATAAAATCCAATCGCGCTTAATAGGATAATGAAAACGATGGTAGTGTTTCGCACACAAAACATATTCGGTAAACATTTAAAGGATGATGCCTTTGATTTCATTTCTTTTTTGGTTGAAATGCATATACTTTATATATATTTTATTTTATAATAATTTTATAATAATCTTATAACAAATTTATTATAAAATAGATTTAAAAAATATATTATAATATCATACAAATAAATCATGTTTTCAAGTCGTCGTGAAAAAGAACATACACTTTATGAAAATTATAACCAAGATTCCAATTGTTGTCACTGTGATACTGGATGTTGTTATGGAATAAAAATGATATTTAATAAAATAAGGTCGTTTGGTTGTAAAAATACAAAACCAAAAAATAAAAATCTAAATTCCAAGTTACTTTTAGGAGATGATTACTAATTCCTTTTATTTTATTTTTTATAAAATTATTTTATTATTATTATTTATATTATATTATACTATACTATACTAAATAAAAGTAAAGTAATGTCGAATACAAGAAAAAAATATTACAGTAAACATAATAAAACACAAAGGAAATCAAGAACAGGAGCAACCATGGAACAAGTAAAACAAAATCGAATGCGCAATAAAATGGTTCGTAATATACGAATGGGTCGAATTTATCGAGGTGGCGGCGCTAGTGGAGGAGGGTTCATTTCACAATTTATCGGAAAACCGTGGAACACGGATACTATAGGTAGAAATTATTTTGCTCTAAGCCCTAAAGGAGTCGGAACTGGAGTAGTTCCAAAATTTGACGACGGACAACCTCTCGGCAATGCCCGGTTTCCAACGCAACTCGGTCCTCAACTTGCCAAATTAGGCGGTGGATCTAAAATAAAAAAAAGCAGAAAACGCAGTAGAAGAATTAGGGGTGGTGGTATCGTGAGCGACTTCGGTAATATGGTAGACAATGCAAAATATTCATGGAATAATTTTACTGCCAAATTAGAAGGAACAAGTCGCCCCTTAAACCCGAATCCTACTACTCAGCCCATTTCAAACAACATGTTATAATCGAATTGATTTTTTTGTTTTATTTTTATTTAATTTAGCATTTAGCAATAAATTAAAATATTTTTATAAATTATAATTTATAAATTATAATTTATATTCGTTTTCATAAAAATCATGAATTTGTGCACTCCCGCAACCATTTATCTTGTTTTATCTGCAATCGGAATCATCATCATTGCATTTCAAAATTATGGCATGTCTCCAAACATGTACTGTGTCGGAAATGTTCGCTGTCCCGTACAAAGTAGTTCTCCCATTTTTATTATGAAAATACTATACGTCGCATTCTGGACATTTGTTTTAAATTCACTTTGCAATTATGGATACAACCAACTTGCATGGTTTCTACTCCTCCTTCCTTTTATTTTATTTTTCGTTTTTGTCTTCATGGTCGGTTCCATTTTAAATAAACGAACTACGTCCGTTCCTACCACCGCTTCGCCATCGCCTTCGCCTTTTTACCAACAACAAGCGGATGCGCAAGCGTCACAAATGTCACAAATGCGTATGATGCGACAACGTAATCAAGACGATGTTGCACCACCCGGTTCTGAACAAACACACTGGTTTTTACCGAGTCCACAATTTGCAGGAAATCGATATAATGCAGATGGAAGTGGAGGACAATATTCGTCTTATGCCGACTATGACCACTCACTAGACCAGAGAATAAAACAAGAGTACAAAGAAAGTCATGAAGGGGGCGGAAAAAACGTTCACTATAAGTAATAAATAAAGATATTATTTTTATTAAAATAAATATATATAAATATATTATAATAGTTTAGGATAAAATGCAAAAAATAGATAACAACGATAATAGTAATGGTGGACAAACATGCCCTTTTGCTATTTCAAATAAAGCAACAAAAATAAAATTTAATAATTCAGATATGACGCCGTGTCCAATTCTTAATTCATTAATAAATAAGGGTGATCTTGATGAAAATAAAGAATGGACAAGAAAACAAATTTCAACTGCTTTAGTAGATAATAAAATCGCGTCAAATGCATTTAGTAATTTTTTCACACAATTTATATTATATCCAAATAGATATTTTTTTTTTCCTGGTATACAATTTTTTCCTAGTATAAAAAAACCAACAAAGTTAAATGTAAAAACAATGCAAACACATAATATTATTGAACATGATGTATCGAGTAGTAGAGAAGATTTTCATATGGGAGACCATGTTCGTTATAATCATGATCGTTTTCAATTAATATATAAATATTTCAAAAATAAAAAATCTATAACATTAAAAGAACTAATACAATATGCTCACTACTTGTATAAAAAATCTGTAAAGGAAAATGATAAACTTAATTTTGTAAATATTCAATTCATCACCTTAATTGCAGAAAAAGTCATTATATTTATATTGCTTTCTAAAGATGATCGATTAAATTTAAATAAATTAGAAAAAGTATTTAGGGAAGAATCGCTTGATGGTGTTGAAACAAATGTTATAAATATGCAAAATTTTAGTACAAATTTTGTAAAAGCTATGTATTATTGGAATATGGTCTCGGACAAATCAGTTCTGGTATCCCTTCTCCAGTTCCAATAACCCCCCAGCTTCTGACCCGCATCCTCCTCCACTCCACTACTGCAAGATTAAGATTTTTTTAATAAAATTCTTATAAATCTAAAAAATAGAAATTATAAATATATTTAATTATTATTGAAACAAATTAAATATATTTCATTCTCATAATATAAATTATTTTTATAAAATATTTCATGTCTGAATTTGAATCTCCACCTAAAAAAAAAATTGTAATACAAGCATCTGCACTTGAACCCGAGTCGAAACAAGAATCCGAAGAACGCATAGAAAAACGTAGAGAAGAAGCCGAAGAACACAAAGAAGAGCCTGAAGAACACAAAGAAGAGCCTGAAGAACACAAAGAAGAGCCTGAAGAACACAAAGAAGAGACCGAAGAACACAAAGAAGAGACCGAAGAACACAGAAAAGAATCAAATAAAAAAGAAAAAAAACAAAGTAAAGATGATGTCGATGATAATGGTGACGATACTACTCGGTTACTGAATGAAACAATACCATGGAACATTATCGACAAACTATTCAACGATAATCCGAATTTATTGGTAGCACACCATATTGACTCCTATAATGAATTCATGACAAACGGTATACGCCAAATATTTCGAGAACATAATCCCATCGTTTTCCAGAAAGAAAAAGATGAACGAACTGATACATTTCGAAATGTTTCACGTTTTTATCTCGGCGGAAAAAATGGCGATAAAATATACTACGGAAAACCAGTAATTTATGATGAAACAGGAACAACATCTCGCGTCCATTACATGTATCCAAATGAAGCGCGTCTTCGAAACATGACATATGGTGTCACTATTCATTATGATGTTGATGTTGAATTCGATAATATTGTTACTGGTGGCGAAGAAAAAGAAGGAGGTGAAGCTGGTTCAATAGAAAAAACAGTAACCATCACACTTCCACAAATATTGCTCGGCAAATTTCCAATTATGGTTCATTCCAACCTCTGTATTCTTACCGGACTCCCCAAAGACGTCACTTACAATCTGGGCGAAGATAAGAATGATCACGGCGGATATTTCATCATCGATGGAAAAGAAAAAATCATTGTCAGCCAGGAAATTTTCGCAGACAACATGCTCTACATTCAAACGCGCAGCCCCGACGATAAATACAGTCACTCTGTCGAAATACGCACCGTTTCTGAAGACACATCCAAGCCCGAACGAAAATTGCGCGTCTACATGGTCGCACCCACACCGCGCTACATCAATGGTCAAATTGTGGTTGAAATCCCCAATGTGAAACGACCCATTCCGCTATTTATTTTAATGCGCGCTCTCGGTGTCATTTCCGACTATGACATTATCGAAACCTGCATTTTAAACATGTCCGAAAATCAAGATTTGATTGAGTTATTTCGCCCCAGCGTGCATGACGCAAACAAAATTTTTACTCAGCGCGCTGCGATCGAATATATCGGTGTATTCATTAAAGGAAAAAGCGTAGTTCAGGCTCAACACATTTTAATGAATTTCTTGTTACCGCAAATCGGTGAGCTCAATTACCAGCTTAAAGCGTTCTTTTTAGGATACATGGTAAATAAATTGGTGCGCGTAAAAGCAAATATCGACAAACCCATTGACCGCGACAGTTTGAAATTCAAACGCATTAAAATCTCCGGCAAACTAATTCACAGTTTATTCAACGAATATTACGCGCAACAAATTAAACGAATTCGAACCCTGCTCGATTTCAAATACAACTATAATTCCGCTATTTTGTCCGAGCGTTTTACGGACCTTGTCAAAGAATATGAAGACATTTTCAAAGACCGCATCGTTGAAGAAGGACTCCGCCGCGCATTCAAGGGTGATTGGGGCGGCAGCGAATTCACAAAACAAGCCGGAATTGTGCAAGACCTCAATCGTCTCTCTTATAATTCCGCAATTTCCCACTTGAGAAAAGTAAATTTGCCACTCGACGCCTCTGCCAAAGTTATCAAACCTCGCTTGCTCCATGGGTCTCAATGGTGTCTCATGGACCCGGTCGACGTGCCGGACGACGGCCTTCAAAAACATTTCGCTATTTCGTCGCACGTTACAAACGGTTGCAACGGTAGTGAACTGACACGATGGCTACTAAAAGAACCCGGCATCCATTTACTTGCTTTAGAAAAATATCCGAAAGATTTTATCTTTTACCAAACCAAAGTATTTATAAATGGGTCATGGGTCGGCGTCGTTACCGATCCAGAACTCGTTGTTGATCGCATTAAAACATGTCGTCGCTTATCATTCATACCCGTTCACATAAGCTGCTCATGGGACATCCAGTTCCGAGAAATTCAGATTTTCACTGACGGCGGTCGCGCATGTCGTCCCGTGTACTATTATAATAACGACAAGAAAGCGTTTGCATTTCAGGAAAATAAAACCATTTTGAAGATTTTAAAAGAGCGCAAATTTAGCTGGAATGAATTGGTCGGCGGTTTCGGCGTAAAACGGGTCAACTATAATGAATTTTATAACACGGATGACATCGAAGGCATCATGAAACTGTATGACAATTTGCCGCAGGGAATCACATTTGAACGCATGGCGCCAAGAATGGCAGTCCTGGAATATATTGACGCATCCGAAGAAAATAATGCGCTCTTTGCATTTCGCCCCGACGATAAAGTAAAAGAGGGTTTGGCACAATTCACACACTCGGACATTCACCCGTCCCTCATGTTTGGCGTGATGGGCAATTTAATTTCATTCCCTGAAAATAACCAGCTACCGCGCAACACGTTTTCGTGCAGTCAGTCCAAACAAGCTGTCTCTATGTACAACACATCATTTTTACAGCGCTTCGATAAAATGGGTGTTGTTTTAAATGCCGGTCAAATCCCGCTCGTAAAAACGCGCTACCTCAAATATTTTAATAACGAGCAGAATCCGTATGGCCAAAACGCAATTGTGGCCATTATGTGCTATAACGGCTACAATGTTGAAGATTCTATTTTGTTTAATGAAGGGTCTATTAAACGCGGCCTCTTTCGAACCAGTTATTACAACATGTATGAAACGCGCGAAGAAAGCAAACAATCATCTGGCGAACGCGTGGACTCGCGCGTCGTAAATATGAACGACTATCAGCAACAGAATGCGGTGATCAATGCCGGACGCGGCGAAGGGTATGATTATAGCAACTTGGATGAAAATGGTCTCATTCTCGAAAATACAATGGTCACCGAAAAAAGCGTACTCATCGGACAAGTCGTGACCAATTCTAAAAATCCGGGTCGAGTTGTCGATGCATCGGTTCGTCCGAAGAAAGGACAAATCGGGTACGTGGATAAAACGTATATTACAGAAGCGGCGAATCCCGATATTCCATCCCGTATCGCCAAAGTCCGCATTCGCGAAGACCGTGCACCAAACATCGGAGATAAATTCGCGTCTAGGTGCGGCCAAAAAGGAACCGTGGGTCTCATTATTCCGGAAAAAGATATGCCATTTACTGCCGACGGCATTCGACCTGATTTAATTGTCAACCCGCACGCGTTTCCCTCGCGTATGACCATTGGACAGTTTGTGGAAACCATCATGGCAAAAGCGTGCGTGGTTTATGGCGCATTCGGGGACTGCACCGCATTCGTAAACCTGGGAAACAAACAAGCCACGTTTGGCAGCATGCTTCAAAAAGAAAATTACAGCTCAACAGGAACACAAGTGTTGTATAATGGAACCACTGGTGAACAAATCGAAAGCGAGATTTTCATCGGACCCACATATTATATGCGCTTGAAACACATGGTGAAAGACAAAATCAATTTCCGCGCTCGAGGTCCAAACACGAACCTGACGCGCCAACCGGTGCAAGGCAGAGCCAATGACGGTGGTTTGCGTATCGGCGAAATGGAACGTGATGGGGTGATTGCACACGGTGCCACGCGATTTTTGCAGGAGTCCATGTTGGTTCGCGGAGACAATTATTACATGGCCATTTGCAATAAGACTGGAATGACGGCCATTTATAATCCGGATAACGACGTGTTTATGAGCCCAATGGCTGATGGACCCATACAATTCAATGACGCGCTCACGGATAATCCAAAACTGGTCAATATAACGCGTTTTGGACGTTCGTTCAGTGTGGTGCAGATTCCTTATTCACTGAAACTGCTTATGCAAGAGCTGCAAACCATGAATTGCGTTATGCGCGTTATAACTGAAGACAACATTGATCAAATTGAAAGCATGTCATTTTCCAATAATTACAAGATTCTGTCTGGGCAAAAGGATGCAGACATTGAATCATCAATGGAAGGAGGGCGAGGACAAAAACAAAATGACGATCGTGATCGTGATAACGATTTACGTTTGGTGATTTCGGATTCAACACGCGATAATATGGATACGGCGGCAAAACTACAACAACCATCCGCATCTGAACAAGATGAAAATGTTGTTGAAGAACAAGGAATTCAAGGAAGTGAGAATGATGTTTCTCCCGAGTTGGAAATGCTAATGGCAAATGTAATGGCGAGTCAATCCAACAAAAATTCAAATGCGAATGCTTCTTTGAATGTAAATGCCTCTACAAACTTGGAATCAGAAGAGAAAGACAGTTTAGGAAAAGAATGGACAAAACTAGTTGACCAAGAATCTGGTAAAGAATATTATTATAATGAAAAAACAAAAGATACTATGTGGTATTCACCTCAACCAAGTAAAGATTACGAACTTCGTCCGCCATTCGGATGGTACGCCGTCGATATTGCAGGACACATTTATTTATACAATCCTCAAAAAAATCTCATTAAAATGCCGGAAGATGTCACGTTCGCAGACGCTAATGAACGCCCCGAAGAAGAAACCGCTGAAAAGAAAGAAGAAATTAAAACTGAAAATTTACCTTCCATTTTGATGATTGAAAAGAAAGGAGAAAATGATGAGATTGAAAAGCAGTCATCATCGAATGGAGAAAAAAAAATTATTATATAGAAAAAATAAAATTTAAATGATATTATATATATATAATATATATATATAACAATATACATTCATTTATATTTTTATAAAGAATGACACTATTCAATAAGTTATTATTAGATGATATGGAATCTTTTGATTTACTTTGTGTGAACAATTCTACGTTGGGTGGTAAAGTAAGTCAATTATTTCAAAACATATGTACTGGTAACGGTAAATGGGCTCATGTTGGAATTGTTATAAAAAATGATATTATTCCCACTATTAAAAATAAAATTTATATATGGCATAGTAGTAATAGTTTTAAAGGTGTTAATTTACAAGAACTTGATAAATATTACAAGTTACAAAATTTTAATATTACTGAAATCGCATGGTGTAAACTAAAAAATAATCCATTACATCGAAAAAATGATGATACAGATGAAAGTTATACTAAAAGAGTAACACTCATAAAAAAAAAAATAAATATTTTTTATAATTCTACTAAACATTCGACATTTAATCATTTACAATGTATAAATTTAGTTTTTCCATTTCTTAAAAATATAAAATTATACGAAGAAGAGGTAAACGAACCATATCCAAATTTAATTATAAAAAAATCATATTTTTGTTCAGAATTTTTAACAATTATTTATAAGTTGATCAACGTTATTCCTGCAGATGTAGAAATTGATTCGATTTTCCCGATAACATTAATAAATTATGAAAATAAAAATAATAAAATATTTAACAATCCAATTTATATTTATAAAAAAAAATAGATTAGTAAAAACAAATACAAATCAATAAACAAAATAAACAAAACAACAAATGAGTTTATTTATATTAATTAATGTTTATAATATTATATATACTATATACTATTATTAATTAGTTAATAAAAATGAATAAAGACTTAGGTGATTTAAACGATGAAAAGATAAAAGAACTAAATAATCTTTGTGATTTAAAATTTATAAACGTAGATAAAAAAAAATTGAAATATGCATCATTTATATTTAATGTATTTTATCCGTCTATGAACACCGTTCATTTTATCAAAAATATTTCAAAGTATGATTATAATTTAGGATATTTAAAAAAATTATTAGATAATCCATTTCTACATCCATTATATGAAAACAGTATTCAAACTTATTTTTATTACCTAAAAAATAAAAAAAATAATATTTATGAATCAAAAATATTTTGGAATAATTTTTTTTTGGCAAATAATGTAAACACTCCAAATCTAAAAGCAATTATAGTTAATGGAAAAGTGATAACAAATTATTCGAGTGTATTAAAAATAGTAGAACGTAATAAGAATGATCCAAAAAAAATATTGGATATAATCACAATACTAAAAAATAAAAATAAAATTGAGGATATTATAAATCAAGATGTAACAAATTATGATAATATTTTTAAACATTCTATCATCAAACCGAACTACGGGAGACAAGGCATTGATATAAAAGTTTATAAAAATTATAATTCCATTCCAAGTGAAGGTATATTTTTAATACAAGAAAGAATAAGAAACACAACATACAATGGACATTTTAGATTAGTAACATATTGGAATAAAGAAAATAATATATATAAAAATAAATACAATTATTTATTCATACAAGAAGATAAAACGAAAATACAATCAAATGCTCACGAAGGTGCAACCGTATATGAAGTTAACGATGACAAGGTAAGAAAACTAACTGAAAAAAATAGTGAATATAATCTACAATACTTTAATTATTCTTACTCATTGTTAAAACAGTCAACAGAAAAGGCAATAGAATTGCATAAAAAACTTGATACAATTATCATTGGTTGGGATGTAAAAATTACAAAAGATAAATATTATTTCTTAGAAGGAAATTTTGGCGCGGGGAATATATTTTTCGATGACTGTTATTATTTAGATAAATTGGATTTTATTTCAAAAATAAAGTATGACTAAATAAATAACACTTAAACAATGCAATTGATTATATTCAGCTCCTCCGTAAAATGAATATAATCAACGAACAATCAAATGGAAACAATAATATAATCATCGAATCATAGGCGACAAATAATAATGTTATTTATACATTTAATAGAAATGGTTTACTATCTTACTATATTCACAGCAAACATAGAAACTTTATTTATATTATTTTTAATTTACTCGTATGGGTCAGTTATGTTACTGGTTTATTTTTCTTGGAAAATATGAGCACCGAAAAAATATCTCCAAATTTTGAACCGTTTTTTTTTGGTATTGTATCCTATTATCCCGATTGTCGCGACATAAGACCGGAATTTTGGAGATTCTTTACAATGTCTTTTGTTCATGCAAATATAAAACACATCATTTGTAATACGATTATATTGTTTCCATTAATGTACATTATAGAATCTTCTTATCACTATAAGTTAGTGTTATTCATTTATGGTCTCGTTTCCATCTATTCTGGAATTACGTACAGTTACTTTTATCCGTATACCAAAGTCATCGGATGTTCTCATATTGTGTTTGCGTATACTGGAAGTTTACTGTCCGATTACGCAATCAATTCGAAATACATGGACAAAGTTATGAAAAAAATGTTACTATTCACAATATTCATCGTTATAGGATTGGAAATAATAAGTTTTTTTTATATTAAAGTCGAAAACGTTGCATACTTGTTTCACTGGTTGGGATTTTTTTATGGATTGATTATCAGTTTGACGCTCATGTGGGATAAAAGAACAAACAAGTATAATTTGAAATTTCTACTCATCGGCACCAATATATTATCCATGCTCTCTGTTTTTTTTATTTACACGTATATTACAAATTGGACCCCACAAAATATAAATTTTCTTGGAAACAATATTTCAAACAGTTGTTGCTATCAAATATTCAACGATAATCGAATTCAAAACAATTGTCGCCTGTAGGACAGGATTGTATGATTTCTATTTTTGTATTTTTTTTTATTTTTGTTTATTATTCCATTTTTCATTTTTAGATTTTTCTCTCTTCTCTCTAAAAATGAAATCCAGAACCTTTTATAGAATAGATACGCCCTTCATTTTGAATCCTCTTACATTTATTTATTTTGCTTTTTATTTTCCGATTCGTAGAGAGATCGAGAGATAATTCATATTGTTTCGGCGAAATGGAGAGTGTCGGTTAATATTGAAAAAAAGCAAAAGATCCCTGTTTTTTGAAACTTTTTTTTTAAAAACAATTTTGGACATTTATTTTTGTCCATTTTCGAAAAATAAAATAGAATCTTGAAAACTTTTTTTCCATTTTTTTATGTTTTTTTTTGGAACTACTATTTCAAAAAATATTATGATAAATGATGTGAGTAAATATTGTAAAAATGTGGATGAGACCATAAGCAAAAAATCGGAAAAAAACATGAAAAAATGACATTTTTTATATTTTTTTGGAATGATATGGTGTAAAAACACCCACTGCATAAATGGTTAGGATATATTTTCATAAATTTGATATTACTAAAGCATTTATGGTGTGATAATATTATTTTTCAAAATGATGGTGTAAAAAAATCAAAAAAAGGTGTAAAAACACCATCTAAAAATGAAAATTTGGAAGTTTGAAAAATAAGAATCGCGAATTTTGGGGATAAAATGGTATTTTTTTGTAAAAAGTTCAATCATTGAAAAAAAAAGCAAAATATCCCTTTTTTTTGAAACTTTTTTTTTAAAAACAATTTTGGACATTTATT